TGTTGAACTTCAAAAAGAGATTTGTTAAGACACTCTGCTAAAGATAATTGATTATAGGTGTTGTGATCTACTTCTAATTTTTTTTTACTTCGTCTTGATTTTGCTGATTCATAATTTCATTTGCCACTCTTGCAAGAACATCCTTATCAACATCATTAAGTAATGCTGATTTATCTTCTAAAGTAAAAAGATTATCTCCTTTTTCATCTAGTGCTTTAAGCATCACTACATAAGCTAACATTTCTATTGAATCATCATTAGCATATTTCATTAGTTTTTTCGTCTCGAATAGATTTAAAGGTCTTGCATAAATTTCCATATCCCATTCAGGCACTTTAATTTTTTTAATTTCGAGACTGTTGAAGTGCGATTTAGCACGATCAATAGCTTTCATCTATCTTCTTTCTCCTTTTATATTTCTTCTTCCCATATACTCTCAACCTGTATTTAGGTGTCCTTAAATCCTTTTTAAGAGGATTTCTTCGCACCTATTATACAGTTCCAATAGTTAAAGCACCTGTTCCTTGAACAGAGAATGATATCTCAACTAAACCATCAAAACTTTGTGATCTGGATATACCAGTTACAATGCCTGTACCTGATAGTTGATAAGCACCTGAACCTGATCCTTCAGGTTGAAATAAAAATGCTAGTTCACTACCAATGGTCATAGCAGTTTGGGCTGTATCAGTATCATCGAATAATGCTTCAATACTTGCAGTAAATTGAGTCAATGAAGGTTTGAATGTTCTTGCTGAGTCTCCCATTTTTGTATCTTCAATCACATCGCCTGACTGTTCAACTGAAAATGATCTGATCTCACCAATAGCATTACCACCTGCTTTAACTACTCCTGCTGATCCTACAAATGTTGCCATAATTATAAATTTCCTTCGTTATGGTGATATACAACTTGGAAGTCCATCAAGACTCTAGCAAGTGGTGTTTCACCTTCATTTTCATATTCTATAACACTCTCTGTTAAAAAAGTATCTTTTACAAGATTATTTAATAACCTATTTGTAAATAATGCTTCTTCTACCTCAACACATATATCATCAATTTTATCGTCAAAATTGGTGTTTTGCTTGACATAACCTTCAACATGAAGTGTTAAATTCTTTTCGATAGTTCTAGTAGCACCAAGCACTAAAGGTTCTGATTCTAAGTCTCTTGTATATAAAAGTAATGCAGGAAGTTTAATAGCTTCTAAGTTATGAACCCTAGATGCAAAAATGTTTGATCCTGTTGTTGTGAGTCCAGTCAAACTTGATGTTGCTGTTTCTCTGATAAGCTGTTCAACTGATTTTGTCCCTGTAGAATCTGATTGAGATGCTAGAGGTAGTTCTGCAAAGGCAGATAGACCAAATGACATTATGCAGCCCTTATTTCAGATTCCAGTTGTTCTACTTTTTGCGATAATTCTTGAACCGATTTAATTAGTAATGGTACAAGTTTAGATTGATCTATTCCTTGAGGTTTGATAGTACCATCATCATTCATTGCATCTTTTTCACCTACTATAGCTTCAGGTACATAAGGTGAAACTTCATGTGCTAAGAAACCATCCACCACTCTATCTGTTCCATCCCCAATAAAGTTAAATCTACATGGTTTTAATTCATTTAATCTTTCTAAGGCATTAAAATCATAATTAACATTTTCTTTTAATCTGTAGTCAGAAGATGTTGAATAAGTAACAGTAGATGCTCCGTCTTGAGAAATACTACCTATAGCAGCACTATCACTATCATTAAATCTAATATATGTTGAACCTGTCGCATCTCTGGTAGTTTCAAGGACAATACCATTATTGGTAGTTCCGTTAAACTTGACACCAAATTTACCTAAAGATAATACTGAACTGTTATTAACTGTTAGTTCATTAGTTGTAAATAATCTTTCACTTGAATCTATCGTTAAAGCTGTAGCATTAGCTGATGTGCTGATACCTGCTGTACCACCACCACTAACCACTAAGTCTATAGTACCATCGGCATCTTGATAGGTTGCTGTAATGTCTGTTTCAGTATTTGAACTAAACATTGCTCCTACTGTATCTTGAATCACCTCTGTTAAATCAATGTTTCCAGTTCCATCAAAAGATACTCCATGTATTGTTCTTGCAGTCTCTAAAGCTGTAGCTGTTGCTGCATTACCAGTGGTATCTTGGTTCAATGTGCCTACAACTAAATCTATAGTTCCATCTGCATCTTGATATGTAACAGTAATCCCTGTTTCTGTATTAGAACCAAACATTGCACCGACTGTATCTTGTATAACTTCTGACAGATCAATATTGCCTGTACCATCAAAAGATACTCCATGAATAGTCCTTGCTGTTTCAAGTGCTGTAGCTGTTGCTGCATTTCCTGTTGTGTCTTGATTTAAAGTGCCAACAACAAGATCAATAGTTCCATCGGAATCTTGATATGTCGCAGTTATACCTGTTTCTGTATTTGAAGAAAACATAGCACCCACTATGTCTTGTATTTCTTCTGCTGTTTGGTCAGCAGTTGCATTAGCTTCAATGCCATTTAATTTTGACAGTAGTGCATCTGTAAAAGCATTTGTGTCACTATTATTTTCATAGGCTGTTTTGATTTCGCTATCGCTTTGGTCAGCAGTTGCACTCGCTTCAATACCATCAAGTTTGTTTTTAAGTGTTGTTGTAAAATCGTTAGCTGTTTGTGTGGCAACTACTAAATCTATCGTTCCATCACCATCTTCATAAGTTGCTGTAATACCTGTTTCTGTATTACTGGAGAACATAGCACCTACTGTATCTTGAATAACTTCAGATAGGTCTATATTTGCAGTACCATCAAAACTTACACCATGTATTGTTCTAGCAGTTTCAAGAGCAGTAGCAGTAGCAGCATTTCCTGTAGTGTCCTGATTTAAGTTTGAAACCACTAAATCTATTGTTCCGTCTGAATCTTGATAAGTTGCTGATATATTTGTTTCAGTATTGGAACTGAACATTGCTCCTACTGTGTCTTGTATAACTTCTGTTAAATCTATATTTCCTGAACCATCAAAACTTACACCATGTATTGTTCTTGCTGTTGAAAGGGCATTTGCTGTAGCTGCATTGCCTGAATATTCTGCATTAATACCAAGATTAGTAAGAGCATTTGTTTTTTGTGTGCTAGTAAGACCTTGATTGCTGACATCTATTCTTAGTCTGTTGCCTAGACTTGTTGCTGTTGTAGTAGCGAAATTTGCATCGTCACCAAGAGCAGCAGCTAACTCATTCAATGTATCTAATGCTGAAGGTGCTGAATCTACTAAATTGCTTACTGCTGTATTGACAAAAGATTGAGTAGCATAGCTGTTTGTTGTTAAAAATGAATTGACTCTTGCATCTGTATAGTAAAGATTGCTTGAGCCTTCACTAAGATTGTCGGTATCGAAAGATGATAAAGACACAACAAAATCAATAGTACCATCGGAGTCTTGATAAGTTGCTGTTATGCCAGTTTCAGTGTTGGAACTGAACATTGCACCTACAATATCTTGAATCTCTTCTGATGATTGGTCTGCTGTTGCACCTGATTCTATAGCATTAAGTTTTGAAAGCAGAGCATCAGTAAAAGCATTTGTATCGGAATTGTTTTCATAAGCAGTCTTAATCTCTGAGTCACTTTGGTCTGCTGTAGCACTTGCTTCAATGCCATTTAATTTAGTGTGGTCAGCATCAGTAAAAACATTTGAATCAGAAGCCGACTCAACAAGTGTTCTTATTTCAGCAGCAGTTTGATCGGCTGTAGCACTTGCTTCTATACCATCTAGCTTTGAATGGTCTGCATCTGTAAAAACATTTGAATCACTAGCTGATTCTACAAGTGTTCTTATCTCCGAAGCTGTTTGATCTGCTGTAGCATTTGATTCGATAGCATTGAGTTTATTAAGTAGTGTCGTTGTAAAGTTATTATCTGATTGTGTAGCTACAACAAGATCAATAGTTCCATCGCCATCTTCATACGATACTGTTATGCCTGTTTCGGTATTACTACTAAACATAGCACCAACAATATCTTGTACTCTTTCTGTCGTGTGATAAAGATTGCTTGATCCTTCGCTAAGATCATCTGTATCAAAAGAAGATAGAGATATAACTGGTGTCAATGTATTAGAAGAATCATTATAAGTGAAACTTATACCTGTACCATTCTGTAAAAGACTAGCAACTCTGTCATCAACTCTTTCATTTGTAAAATATAAGTTGCTTGATCCCTCAGAAAGATTATCAGTATCAAATGGGGATAATGTGACTGTAGGTGTAAAAGTATTGCTTGAATCATTGTAAGCAAAACTTATACCTGTTCCTGATTGAAATAAAGCACTTATTCTGTCATCTACCCTTTCATCGGTATAGTAAAGATTAGTGTTCTCTGAA